ATGGATATGAGTGATACATTTTTTAGTAAAATAAAAGATGATGTGCTAAAAGCTAAAAGAAAAAATCAACATGAAAGAAACTGGCCAGTATTGCAACAACTAGCTAAAATGGCTGGATATGGTGTTACTAAAAAAGGTCAAAATAAAGATAAATCATTTAGGTATGATTTAAAAAAGAAATAATGGAATCGTTTAAAACATTCATATCAGAAAAAGGTCCAGGACTTTGGGCTAACATCAGAGCAAAAAAGGCTCGTGGTGAAAAGATGAGAAAGAAAGGTGAAAAAGGTGCTCCTACTGCTGCTGCTATGAAGTCAGCTCAAGAAGGCGAAGGTAAGTACAAAGGCGAAACTTGGGAAGATGGTTATAAGCGCAGAGTTGTAAAAACCACTGATGCTGAACATAAAGAACAAGGTTACGATTGGAGAATAAAGGGTAAAGAAAGAGATGGAATCTCAATAAAACTTTACAAAAGTAAACCAGATTTTGCTGAATATAAAAAGCAAATGAAAAGAGTAGCGGGGCATGAATTCGGTGGATAATAAAACTAAAAATAATATTGTAGCTTCATTTAATAAAAAATGGAAATACAGAAAAGACAAAGAACAATATGGTATGGCAGATGCTTGGAAGATTATATATTCCGAAGATGCTGAAGGTAAATATGTAGGTGATTGTGAAGACTATGCTCTTTCAATTCTTTACAGACTTTGTGGTGAAAGCCATTTAAAAATGTGGTGGATGTTAATCACTCATCAAGCTGGTATTTGTTGTGTTGGCCCAAGTAAATGGAAAATATCACACGCTGTACTAAGATACAAAGGAGAATGGGTAGATAACTGGACTAAGAAGTTTGGTCCTAAATCTGCTATAGAAAAGAATCATACATTCCATATATTTTATGGGTATGGATGGGCATACTTTACTGCTTTAAAGATGATTATATCTAAAGTAGTAAGAACTATTAAAGGAAAATAAAAATGAAAAAATTTAATGAAGTAAGAGAAGCTAAACCGCCAAAGATTAAAGGTCTATCGATATACGGTTCTGAAATTTCTGGTTTAAGACGTTCTAATGGAAGTCAAATAGGTACATATACCGCTAAAGCTGTAATACTTAAAGGCAAGTTAGCATTTAAGGTTACTGATTCCAATGGTGGATTTGAAACACTTGACCTTAAAAAATTCGCAAAGATGTACGGTTAATATATGAAAACATTTTCTGAAATTAGAAACTTTGGTTTATATGAAGGTAAGAATGTTCCCTTAGAACAACCTATGCTTGAGGCAGCAGAACCTGAATTAAATAAACCAAAAAGATCTGGTGGTCCAACAAAATATGTTGTATACGTAAAAGATCCTAAGACTGGTAATGTAAAAAAGATAAATTTTGGAGATAAAAAAGGTGGGCTAAGCTCTAAAATTAATGATAGAGAAGCAGCTAGAAGTTTTTCAGCAAGACACAATTGTGAAACTAAAACTGATAAAACAAAAGCTGGATACTGGGCATGTAGGTTACCCAAGTATGCAAAAGATTTAGGATTAAGTGGTGGTGGTAGTTATTTCTGGTAAGCCGTATACGGAAACCGATAATATAAGAATGTTTGATCATTATGCTCCTGATGAAGAATTCGTCTGGCATAGAGATAAGGAAGATAGAGTAATAGAAGTATTGGAAGGAGAGGCATGGCAATTACAATATAACGGGTGCTTGCCAATATTACTAGAAGAATGTAAAACATATTATATTCCAAAAATGATGTACCATAGACTAATAAAAGGATATAATAAATTAAAGGTAAAAATAAATGTTGAGCTTTAAAAAACAACTCATGACAGAAGCTGCAAAGAATACTCATATGACACATATTGAGGATCTTGTTCTTGACGGTGGAGTTAAGGGAGCCCGCCAGGCTATCCTAGCATTACGAGCACTTAGGGATATGCTTTCCGGTAACGCAAAGGTACCAGTAGACGTTACGGTCAAGTGGGACGGGGCTCCCGCTGTATTTGCTGGATTAGATCCAAGCGATGGTAAGTTTTTTGTAGCTAAAAAAGGTATCTTTAATGCTAATCCAAAGGTATATAAATCCCATGAAGACATAAAAGCTGATACTTCTGGTGATTTAACTAGTAAATTAATTAAGGCTTTTGATAACTTAAAAGACTTGGGCATCACTGATGTTATCCAGGGCGATTTTATGTTTGATAAGTCTGATATAAAAACCGAGAATATAAATGGAATTAAACATATTACTTTCCACCCTAATACTATTGTTTATGCTGTTCCTGCAGGTACGCCGTTAGCTAAAGAAATTCAAAAAGCTGAGATAGGTATTGTATGGCATACAGGATATTCTGGTGGTACGTTTGAAACAATGAGAGCAGAGTTTGGAAAAGAAATTGTGCCTAAACTTAAAAAATCTTCGAAAGTATGGCAGGTAGATGCTACACTACCAGATATATCTGGAACTGCTACTATGACAGCAAAAGAAACTGAAGCTGTTACTAAAAAGTTATCTGAAGCTGGAAAGATCTTTAAAAAGATTGCAGCTTCAACATTAAAAGAAATTGAATCTGATAAAGAATTAAACCTATTGATCAATACATATAATAATACTAAAGTAAGAGCTAATGAAAGAATAACAAATACAACAGCTCATGTAAAAGGTATGATTGAATGGGTTAATGTTAGATATGATAAAAAAGCAGATAAGCTAACTTCAGTTAAAGGAAAGGCCGGTGTAGAAGCTAAAAGAGAAAGAGTTCTTAATTTTTTTAGTACTTCTAATCAAAAAAAATTGAAATTAGTGTTCGATTTACAAAATTTTATTGTAGATAGCAAATTAATTATTATAAATAAACTTAATAGTCTCAATAAAATAGGGACATTTGTAAAAACAAAATCCGGATTTAAGGTGACCAACCCAGAAGGTTTTGTCGCCATAGATCGTATGGAAGGTGGAGCAGTTAAACTTGTTGACAGATTAGAATTTTCTGCCAATAACTTTAGCAAAGATATAATAAAAGGTTGGGATAATCCTAACTGATTAATGGGATAACCGAGGATACATGAAAACATTTAAAGATTTTGCGCAGCAAGACGAAGCTATGACAATGGCTCAGCGTATGAAAATGAAAGCTGCCTTCAAAAAGAACAAAGCTAAAATTGCACTTGGCAAAAAGAAAGCTGCCAAGAAATTAGCATCTCCAGAAAAACTCAAAGCTCGTGCTAAAAAGAAAGCACGTGACATGATCATCAAAAAAATTCTCAAAGGTAAATCTAAAAATGATTTAGGGTTTGCAGCACGTACTGATCTTGAAAAGAAAGTAGACAAGAAAAAAGGTGCTATAAATAAAATTATGAAGAAGATTTTACCAGCCGTTAAAAAAGCAGACAAATTGAAGCTTAAGAAAAATAAAGAAAAGGCCAAGTAATATATTATGAAAGTAAATTCATTTAAAGCGTATTTGAAAGAAGACAGTGGTGAAGTAGTATTTGCCTTTGGTAGATTTAATCCACCAACAATTGGCCATGAAAAGCTCATGGATGCAGTAAAAAAGCTAGCTAGAGGTAGTCAATATAGAATCTATCCTTCGCAAAGTCAGGATCCAAAAAAGAATCCATTAGACTTTAAGCTTAAAGTTAAATTTTTAAGAAAGATGTTTCCAAAACATGCAAGAAGCATCATGGCAGATAAAGGTATAAGAACAGCATTTGACGCAATTGTTAAATTATACGACCAAGGTTATACCAAAGTAACCATGGTTGCTGGTGAAGATAGAGTAATAGAATTCGAAAAGCTTTTAAACAAATATAATGGCGTTAAAGGTAGACATGGATTTTACCAATTTGAATCAGGCGTTATGGTTAAAAGTGCTGGTGAAAGAGATCCAGATGCTGAAGGCGCTACTGGAATGTCAGCATCTAAATTAAGAGCTGCAGCAAATGATAACGATTTAAAGACATTTGCAAAAGGTATGCCTAAAGGGTTTAAAGGAGTAGAAGATCTATTCAATGCTGTAAGAGCTGGAATGGGTTTAGCTGAATCAAAGAATTTTAGAAAACATGTTCAGTTGGAAAAAGTTTCTGATAGAAGAGAAGAATATGTTGAAGGAAACCTATTTAAAGTTGGCGACGAAGTTGTTATTAAAGAAAGCGACGAAGTCGGCAATATCAAAGTCCTAGGTACTAATTATGTTATTGTACAACTAGGTGAAAATAAGAAAAGAGTATGGCTTGACGGTGTAGAAAAAATTGAAGAAGTTGAGGAAGCATATGATAAAATGACTGCTAAACAGAAAGCAGCTCATGATAAACCAAGACCTAATGCTCCAGAAAGTCAACATACTAAGAATTTTAAAAAGAAGTTTGGTGAAATGAAAAGTTTTAAACAGTCTATAGAAGAAGCTGATGCTAAAGCAGCTTTAAAGAAAAAAGCAGATAAGTCTGGAATGCCTTATGCTATATTAAAGAAAGTATTCGATAGAGGATATGCTGCATGGAAAACTAGTCATAGACCAGGCACTAATCCAACACAATGGGGATTGGCCAGAGTCAATTCATTCGCAACAAAATCAAAAGGAACATGGGGTGGAGCTGATAAAGATCTAGCCGCTAAAGTAAGAGGATAATATGCAAGAAAAATATAATCAAAAGTTTCCACCTGAACTTATTGCTAAAGCCGTAAAGCTAGCTTTGTTAATGGGTGGTAATATGACCGGAGCGGTTAATAAAATCGAAAAGATGAAGAAAGGTTTATCTAAAGATCAAAATGTAGCTAATGCGCTTAGATTAGCTAATGAATCAGCTACTACACAATCATTTAAAAAAATTGTTGCTGAATCTTGGGGTAAGAATTATGAATCACTATGTGCTGCAATGAAATTAAATCCAATTCAATCAGAAATTTTAAAAGATTATTTAGACCGTGGTCAAATTAAATCTCAATATGTAGGTAAAGCTGCTGGTGATGTAAAAGCTAGTAGAATATATGCATCTAAAAAACCATATAATGGTACTACAACAAATCGTAAAGAAGCTTTATATAACGCTATGAAGCTTAATCTTAAGCAAGAAAAAATCCTAGATAAATATATTTCTTCTGGTAAAGTTATTGGTAAATACCAAGGGTCAATGGCTGGTACTACTAAAGAAACTCAAAAATATGTTGGAATGAAAAACTTTAAAGAGCATACTTTATCTGAAGAAAATGTTGAAGAAAGATTGCAAAAAACAAAAACAATGAAAGACATAATGCGTGTTTATGGTAGAGATTTAAAAAAGGCTGAAAGAACTGGAAATTTAGATTTACCAAGCGATGTTGAAGATGCTTTAAAGAGTTGGGTATTTAAAAACGAACCTTATGTCGGAGATGATCCGGATGATTTTGATGAATGGTTGGATAACAATATAGAAGATATTGTAAAAGGTAAAATCAAAGAAGGTAAATCATAATATGTCTCGAGAAACTCAGACTGATAGATTAAACAGAATTGAAAATAAGCTAGACAAATTGTCTGAAGCTATTATATCATTAGCTCGTGCTGAAGAAAAAATTCAAAGCATGGAAAAATTTCTACATCAACAAATGGATATGATGGTAGAAGGACAAAAAAGATTAGAGGAAGTAGAAAAGCAATGTCGCAATAATGCTACTACCATTAATGTAATCAACAAATTATTCTGGATCGTCATGGCTGCTGCCGCAGCTGCGATAACTGGAATGTTAGTAATGCAATAAAGGAGGAAACCATGAAATTGCAAGATAAAGAAACCTTAAACGTTGCTGACGCAGTTAAAGACGTTCTAGAAGGTAAAGTAAAAAAAGAAGAAGCTAAATATCCCCACGATATGTTTGATCCAAAAACTGGTGAGAAAGTTGTAGCTAAAAACGAAGATGAGCATAAAGCTCTATCTAAAAAGGGTTATACTCATGAAAAGCCAGATGTAGATGAGGTTGCAGAACCTGAAGCTAAAGGCGAAAAGGAATTTAAATCTAAGCATACAGTTAAGAAAACTGGTGCTGATGAAAAAGGTCAAGTCACATCAGAAGAAGTAACTATTACTATTGACGAAGCTAAGCTTAAAGCTGGTAAAGGTAAAACTACAATTGATATCGACTATATTGGCGACAAAGATGATGCTAAAGCAGCTGAGAAAAAATTCAAGATTAAAATCAAAATGGGTAGAGGAACTGCTGACGTAACTGGTGAAAAGAAAAATATTCTTGCATGGCTATCAAGCGATAGCTATGGTATGGATTCAGATGATATCGAAGATATCTTTCCAGAGTTACTAGAAGCTGCATCAAAGAAAGAGGGTAATGCCTTTGGAAAAGCTGTAATGGCTGCAAAAGATAAAGGCGAAAAAACCTTTGTATTTGCTGGTAAAAAATATGATGTTACTAGTGAACAAGAAGTTAAGGATGATGAAGACGAAGAAGAAGTTGAAGAAGAATTGTCAGCAAAACAAAAGAAGTATCAAGCATTCTTTGCTAAAGCCCTTAAAAAGTTTGGTGTTAAATCACCTGCTGAGCTTGAAGGCGATAAGAAAAAAGAATTCTACGATTATGTAGATGCTAATTATGAAGCAGATAACGAGGCAGATTAATGAAAACATTTAAACAAATAAGAAAACAAATCTCAGAAGATGTTAGAGATATGAAGAACTATGACGATAGAAATCGTAAAGGTTTTGAAGCTCGAGCATTTATTGAAATTAAAAAAGGTAATACTTCTAACAAATTTGATGATGATTTCGGATTTACTAAAGCTGAAATGGTTCAAATGGATAAGGTTATTAGTAAAATTAAGAAAATGCATGTATCTAGTTTTGACGGTGGTTCTTCAGCCCCAGCATCTTTAGAATTTTATGGCGATAAATCTTCACTTGATAAGTTTGCAAAAGACTCAGGCGTACAAAAGATTGCTAAGAAATATAAGACTAAAGTAGAAGTTTATTTAAATAAATAATTGATACCCTTTTTGGGTTATATATAATATTATGAAGCAAAATGATAACTTTGAAAAGTTGACACGTAAAAACTTTGAGCTCTTCGCTGCTAAACACTACAATAATCCTGAGTGTATGGACATCGAAGAGTTTAAAGATGATCTAAGTCGTTTTAAATATATAAAGCGACTTTTAAGAAGATATGCAGATCATAAAGATTTGCAAGAACGTTTAATATTAAACCATCTTATAGTAATATACAATGTGTTTGGTATTGAAGCAGCAAATAAAATGATTTGGTTTAAAATCGAAAATGAGCATTACCATTTTATTAAACCATTCTTAGTATTTTTACATTACTTACCTAATTACGAAAAGGTTGAAATAGGAATGGATAAAGGTATAGTAGAGGTATTAAGAAAGCTATGAATTCAAAAAACATAGAAAATTTACAAAATATAGAAGAAGGTATTCTCTCTAGAGTAGGGGATATAGCCTATGCCTTAAGGTTTTTAAAATTATTAGTTACTCCTTGGGAAAAAATGAATGCATTTAAATATGGACTTATTGATAACAAAGGTAAAAAACTAAAAAAGCCTGAACTTCCAATAGAAAAATCAGTATATACAATCTTTCATAGATTAGTCTTTAATATTAAAAGATTACTTAATGCTGCTGGAAGTGGAGTAGCTGGTAAAATTGCCACTTATGCTTCAGCATTATTTTTAATTAAAGATCATACCGGTATGTCAGAGGATGAAATTAAACATGTCCTCGATCAAATGGACGAAACAGATTGGGATCAGTTACCTGTGAATGAATCCAAATGGTTTCAGAATGAAGACAATCAGCTAAACCCTGGAGAATATACACTAACCAGAGACATTGCATCTCCAATTACAGGTGAGTATATTGGATTTGCTAAATCAAAAGTGGTTGTTGAAGATGTAACTGAACCCTATGATACTTTTCTTAATTGTTCTGTTTATAAAGTTAAGCATAAACTAACTAAACAAGAATTATTTATCACAAACCACGACATTACAAGGTAATAATTTATATATAATAATATGAACTTAAAAACGTTTAAAATGTGGGAAATGGCTGCTAACTCTGTAGGTGGAGGAGGTGTTTCTATGCCTGCCGATGTTCAACATGACAGGAAGAAAAAGAAAGCCAAGATGATGAAAAGAAATGAGGTAACCAAAAAGGATAATGCTAAGTAAAGTACTAATTGGTGTATTAATATCTATGGGACTAAGTGGTTTCATATATTATAATTTTTCAGTTGTTCCAATGAAAAACAAACTAGAAGAACAGGCCAAAGTTATATTAGCTCAAGATTTAAGAGATCAAGAACAAAAAGCTACTATTGAAGCAATTCAAGGTAATCTTCAAAAGACTACTCAAGCATTGGGTGGTTTACAAATAAAAAATCAACAGTATGAAACTGAAATGTCTGAATATTTAGATATATTTAGACGTCATAATCTTGCTAAGCTAGCATCCGCTAAACCAGGTATGATAGAGCTTAGAGCCAATAATAAAACTAAGGAGGCATTTGATGCGATTGAAGCAGATAGTCAGCGTATTAGCTCTCTTAACGATTAGTGGTTGTAGTCTATTACAACAGGCTCCAAGAGAAGTTGAAATTGTAACAAAACCGGTTAAAATCGATATTGTTCAACCAACATTACCAAGATCAATAGATTTAAAAGAACCCAAATGGTATGTAGTATCTGATGCGAAGATAATTGAGAATTGTCTAAAGAATCCAGAGACTAAAAAACCTGATTGTAAATTAGGTAGAGAAGATCTATACCCAGAAGGACATACATATCTCGATAAATTTATCGAAGATATTAAAAAGAAGCATGGTGGAGATATTGTATTCTACGCTATGACAGTTGCCGATTATGAGCTTATGTCTTATAATACGCAAGAAATTAAAAGATATATTAATCAGCTCGGTGAGGTGATAGTTTACTATAGGAATGTAACGATAAATGATGAAGATGCTGGAGCAGTTGAAATTAAAGTGGAGAAACAAGATGGCGACAAGAATTAAAGATCAAGAGAATAAATGGGGGAGAGCAGTAGTAGCCGCAAAACTATCTGCAATAGCATATAAGTCTGAAAAGGCAGCAATTGCTGATTGTAAAAAGCTTGGGTTTCCATGGGCAAAATTAGTTTCTAGAGATGGTGCTGAAGTACTTATTGCTAAAGATCGTAATGATCTTTGGTTTGCATTTAGAGGCACTGAACCTTCTAAATTAAATGATGTAATGGCTGACCTTAATGTAATTAAAGGCGCAGCACTGGCTGGTGGAAAAGTTCATAGTGGATTTCAAAAAGAAGTAAACGACTTATGGATGGATGTATTAGCAGAAATAGAACATAACAACCAATTGAAGGTTAAAAAAGATGTATATTTTACTGGGCATAGTCTGGGTGCTGCTATGGCTACTATTAGTGCCACACGTCATGAACCTCTTGAACTCTTCACTTTTGGATCACCAAGAGTCGGAGGACCAAAATTTATCAAAAACATTAAATGTAAACACTACAGATTTATGAACAATAATGATATCGTATGTAGAATTCCTCCAGCATGGTTAGGATTTAGACACCATGGAGAAATGATTTACTTTAATGCAGATGGTATAAGACAACCTAAACCAACATGGAAAGACTTACTTAAAGGTGTTTTAAATTCTTGGAAGAGATGGAAATTCTTTGATGGTATTGTTGACCATGGAATGCCAAACTATGTAAAAGCTTTGAATAAACTTAAAAAGGCAAAGTAATGTATTTTCTCTTAATACTATCACTGAAGTCTATTTTAAGTTCAGTTATTGGTTCATCTTTCTACAATTGGTTCCAAGGTACCAAAATGGGTATATGGTTTCAAAAGCAAGTAGATAAATTTATGCAGCACTTTGCTGAAAAATATGATTTAGAGTTAGCTAAAAAAGACTCTAAATTTAGAAAACAATATCCTCTCCAAGCTGAAAGATTAGATAAATTAGAACAAAATTCTCATCCTTGTAAAGAGTTACACGAATTTGATGCATATCCAGACTTGATAGATAGAATAGAGAAACTAGAAAAAAAGAATAAATAACCTTTACATTTGACACGAATTGTGTTATAATATATACTATTAACAGATTATGAACGGAATAAACACATCAATGATACACGTCACTAAAAGAGATGGTACAGTACAAACATTTGACTTAGAAAAGATTCACAAAGTATTAGAGTGGGCAACTCAAGATATATCAAATGTATCTCAATCAGAAATAGAATTAAGATCAAATATTCAGTTATACGATAAAATTCCAGCTTATGATATTCATGAGTTGTTAATTAAATCTGCATCTGAACTTATATCAGATCATACACCAAACTATCAATTTGTAGCAGCTAGACTTATTTCTTATAAGTTGCGTAAAGAAGTATATGGCCAATTTGATCCATTACCTCTTCTAGATGTTGTTAAAAAGAATATTGATTTAGGTGTTTATGATTCAGCAATTCTTTCCTATTATACAGATAAAGAATTACAAGAACTAGATAGTTACATTAAGCATGCAAGAGATGATACTTTTACTTATGCTGGTATGGAACAATTTAGAGGTAAGTACTTAGTACAAGACCGAAGAACTAAACAGTGTTATGAGACTCCACAAATATTGTATATGATGGTTGCTGCAACATTGTTTGCAAAAGAAACTAAAAATAGAATAGCATGGGTAAAACATTATTATGACGCGATTAGTCAATTTTATATCTCGCTTCCTACGCCAATTATGGCAGGAGTTAGAACGCCTACTCGCCAATTTTCATCTTGTGTACTTATTGAGTCCGGAGACAGTTTGGATTCCATTAATGCTACTAGTACTAGCATTGTTAAGTATATAAGTAAAAAGGCAGGTATAGGCATTGGAGCCGGTTCAATCAGAGCAGCAGGCGCAAGAGTTGGTGATGGATCAGTAGTTCATACTGGACTAATTCCATTTCTTAAATATTTTCAATCAGCAGTAAAATCCTGTTCTCAAGGTGGAGTAAGGGGTGGAGCAGCTACTGTATATCTACCGGTATGGCACTATGAATTTGAAGATCTAGTAGTACTTAAAAATAATAAAGGTACTGAAGAGAATAGAGTTCGCCATATGGATTATGCATTTCAATTTAACAAATTAATGTATGAACGTTTAATCAGCGGCGGAGATATTACTTTATTTGATCCTAATGATGTTCCAGGATTATATGAAGCATTCTTTGCTGATCAAGATAAATTTAAAGAATTATACGAGAAGTATGAAAGAGCCTATAGTATAAGAAAGAAAACCTTACCGGCTCTTGAAGTTTTCCAATCAATCCTTACAGAGAGAAAGGATACTGGAAGGATCTATATTATGAATGTTGATCACGCTAATGACCATGGAGCATTTGATACAAAGAAAGCTCCTATTCGTATGAGTAATCTATGTTGTGAAATTGATCTTCCGACTAAACCATTAGAATCATATGATGATGAGAATGGTGAAATATCCTTGTGTACTTTATCTGCAATCAATTGGGGTCTTATTGACGACACAAAAGATTTTGAAAAGTATTGTACACTATCTGTAAGAGCATTGGATAACCTATTGGATTATCAAGAATATCCAATTAAAGCTGCAGAAAATGCTACAATGAATCGTAGACCTTTAGGTGTAGGTATTATCAATCTAGCATATTTTCTAGCTAAACGTGGATTAAAATATAATGAAGAAGCTTTTGATCTTATTGATGAGTATGCTGAAGCATGGTCTTATTATTTAATTAAGGCTTCAATGGAAATAGCTGAAGAAAAAGGTGCATGTTTACTCTCAGATGACACAAAATATGCATCTGGAAAACTGCCAAATGATACATATAAAGGTGCAGTAGATAATTTAGTGAAGCGTAAATCTACACTACCATGGGACTCGCTG